TGAAATTGAAGATGAGGAAATCAGAGAAAGATTTATCAAGTCATTTTTAGAGGATGGCTACATTGAGGAAGTAGACGGCAAAACACCAGTCACAGCAAAAGAAAGCGACACTAAAGCTGAAGCTGATGAAGCAGAGCATAAAGATGACGAGTCTGATGATGAACTCGAGGATTTAGAGGAAGTCGAAGAAGACGAGGAAGAAGAGAAGCCTGCTAAGAAAGCTGTTAGAGGCAAAGGTCGTAAATAATCCTATCTAGGCTATGTAGTATTTGATAGCCTAGATAAATTAATACAAAGGTGTGTAGAGTTGATAACAGAAGCCATAAGCTTAAGAGAGCTACATAAAACAAATGATGACAAGACAAACAAAAGAGCATTGAACTGTAAGACGTTTGCAATTAACTACATTAAAAGAAATCCAGATAGATACATATTCTTAGTAAAGTGTAAAGAGAGTTACAGCAGTATGAGTGGTCATATTGTTTCTTTATTGTTTAGTAAGGACAATGGCATATATCCTTTAGAAGCAGACGCTAAGATAAAATGCTCTTGCCCAGCTTGGAAGTTTTGGGGCAGTGATTATCAAGCAACTACACAAGGTTATTGGTTAGACACAAGAGAGTTTAGATACCCTATAATACGAGACCCTAGACAAGAGCATAAGATTTGTAAGCACGTAGCTCGTGTAAGACTTGATCTACGTAACAAAACTTTTAATACATTAGATAGAAAGAAACATTTAATCCAAGCCGCTGAATTATTACCTGTAGCTAGGATAGAGGACTGCTCAGAAGCAATTAAAGGTTTCTTTGCAAGAAATGAGTTACCAGATGTAGATATATTCATTAATGGCTTAAATGAGGATACATTTGAGTCTGAATTGCTACGTATTGGTATGATACAATAATTATAAAGGACAGAGAATGAAGTTTATATCAAGCTTTATGACGAAGGCTGAATACAAGGTGTCAGGTGGCATTGACAAAACAGAGAATAGAGTGCTAGAACTGGTTAGCAGAATATACAAGAATAAGTTTGACTATCCAGTTAAAGTAAGTGATGTAAAGAAAACTATTGATAGAAAAGAAAATACATCAACTCTAAGAATAGTAGATATCAGTGTGATATTTGTAGACGGTGTAGTAACAGAGGTACAACCTGCTAATGCACCAGAGGCAAAAGAAGTCATTAAAGAGATTAAGGCAAAAAGCCAATTTATCCCAAATCAATTATAGGACAAGCTAATGCCAACACGTGAAGAAGTTGAACTATTCTTAGATAGCTTAGTCGAGAAAATACGTATTAGAACTAGATACGATAGATTTGATGAGCTAGTCGGGGATATTGTTAGTAAGCCAGGTCGTGATGAAATAGTAGCCGCTATATACGATGCTATTGGTGAAATAAATAGTTACGAGCCTGCAACTTCATTCACTATTGAAGGATTTATGACACAATCAGATACAAGGTGGCATAGAGTGTTACTACTTGGTGCAAGTGCTAACTTTATAAGAACATTAGTATTTGATTGGACAGCAAATGGCTTCGGTCCTCAAGTAGAGGATTTACAGATAGAGAATAAGCTATCAGATTACAAAGACTTGTTGGCAAGTTTAGAGGAGCAATTTAAAGACTTACTAGAAAAGCTAAAGACAAGTGCATTAAAGCTTGTAAGAGCATCTAGCTTTGCTACTACTAAGGACAGTAGATTATATGGCTCAAGCTGTACAAGCTATTCTAGCACAATAGTGTCAAGATATAGCAGGTCTGTTAATGTAGGTAGATACAGACCTTAATTGGAGTTACAATGTTTAATCTATTAGTAAATGCTACAAATCAATATATTAAAGACTTATACAATATGTATGGCTTGAACTTTGAGGTGGTGGCTTCTACAGACCTAGATGATTTGAAACAATATACAAATAACTTCAACTATAAAGCAATATACAGAAATGATGATAGTGTCAGAATGCTTGATGAGTTACAACAAAGGTTTAAAAACACTAAAGACTATTCACTATTGCTATATAACTTTGAACCTCCTAGAAAAAATCCTGATAGGCTTAACAATATCAACCTACAAGCATATTTTACAGAGGGTAAGAACTTTGACCAAATAGCTACAATGGATAAAGACACACAAGAGTTTCTAAAGTCCATTAAGGTTAATGGCAAAGTAGATAACAATATGTTTGTTACAAGAGATGTCAAGCTTATAGATATGAAGCTCAACTATAAACTAATAAGCCCTAGTGCAGAGTTTATAGATAACTTCACAATGCTGTATTTAACTAACTTACAAAGAAATATTGATTTTCCTGTTACTATTAACTTTGGTGGATATGTCGGTGAGCATCAAATAATAATCAATCCACAATTCGATGACATAGAAAGTTGGGGTCTTATAGATACTAGCAGAGCTGGTGATTTAAGACAAGTTGGATTTTCAGTAAGTATAACAGCACCAGTATTTAGCAACTACACTGATTTAGTTTCGGGTATACGAGAGATTAAGCTGTCATTAGGTATCTAATACTTATTGACCAATCATCTTATACACAAAGGAGAAACTATGGTAAGCAAGTACTTACTTACAAATGTTTCAGACACTCAGCAAGTTGTGGAGTATGGAGAGCCTGGCGACCTAGATACCACCGTTATTATACCAGCTAAAGCTAGGATTACATTAGAGATGACCGAGGAAGTTGTAAAACAGCTAAAGGTATCTTTATCACAATCAATTTCATTTAGAAAGCTATAACGAAAGGATCTACATTGGGTGCAGCTAATTATACAATAAAGCAACAAGACAGAGGCGTTATACTAGCTTCTATGGATGGCATATATGCTGGAGCTGTTATTATTTCTGACCAAGGTAAGACACATCCTCAATTGGTAACAGATGTAACACAACTAGATAGCAGATATGGAGTTGCTAACCCTGCAAATGGAGTTAGCCAATATGGTGTAAAGACATACTTAGGTCAAAGCAATAAAATCTGGGTTAATAGAGCTGTACACGCAGACGCTAAATACGCTGCTGCTTTAGTACGTTCTAAAGTTGATAGCATACCTACAACTATACCTAATGGTAGTTGGGTGCCAGATAGAATTGTATCACCTCTAACAAATGGTCTTACACAAGATGAGTTAGACGCATATCAGTTTCCTGTATATAACACAGATAGAGTATATGCTAAACTAGCTACAACATTAGTAGCACCTGTAACAGATGCTAAGTATGTAAGAGTAAATAGCATTAAAGATTTAAAAGCAGGGGATGCTTTATATCTAGGTAATGACCCTAAAAATGATAGCCCATTACATACTGTAGTGAAAACAGAGGAAGTTGTTGAGAACTTTGACAAGCTTACATTAAACAGAGAAGTTACAGTAACTGCAGGTGCTAGAATAAGAATGGCAGCTGTAAGCTTTGAACCTCTTACAGGAAATGTTACAGTTAAAAATGCTATACTACCAAATGCAACTTCATTTACAGTATCAAATGCTAGCGATATTAATGTGAACGATGTATTAAGGCTTGGTAGTGAGACAGAGGTTACAGTACTAAGTAAGAATGGTAACATTATTACAGTTAAAGGTGTTGTAGGTGTTTCAGTAGATAACGAGGTACTAGTATATAAAAGAAAGCTAGAGTTTAAAGAGTATCAAGGTAATCCTATGATAATACGCTCTATGGTTGGCAGTAATGAAATACTTGTAAGTAAATCAGACTTCATTGGTAACGATGATGATATAGCTATCGGGGAAGGTAACGATGTCATTGTAGCTACAGTTAAGACAAAGAACACTTATGAGGAAACACATTTCTACTTAGAACTAGATAATGAGTTTACAGGTAACACAGATACTGTATTCAATAAAATGGTGCATAGTGAGTTTGAGGATAGAGATGCATTCTTAGTAACATATAGCTCAGTAAGTAAAAATGGTAAATACGTATCAGTAGCAATAGCTCCAAGTAAAGATTATACAGAGGATGATGTTACTGAAAACTTCTTATTGCCATTTAATGTGCTAGTATATTACAAAGGTGTGTTAGTCGAAACCTTTGAAAACGTTGCTATGCAATTACAACTCGACGGCAAAGGTGACCAGCTTTATATTGAAAACCGTATTAATGGTGTTTCAGAGTACATTGAAGTTAAAGTCAATCCACAAAACGTTGATGAAAATGGTAAGCCAAGAAATCCACTATATACAAATTATAGTGTATGGCGTAAGCTACCTCTTGATATATTCAATCCTGTTAAAGATAAAGCAGGTACAGCAGATGTAGTAATCACAGAGGATATTCTAGCAGATGATATAAATATCAGAGTATCTGATAATACAAAAATATCTCTAGGTGATAGGATTAAGTTTGAAGGTTACGATGCAGAGTACAAGGTTACAGATAAAACATCTTATCAGTTTGGTGGTAAGACAATATATGAGATAACTCTTGATAGAGGTGCAGTTATAGCTAAAGATAATGCTATAAGAAAGATACCTAAAGAGACTGTTGTAACACAATTCAACCCAGCATTGGAAGATACAGAAAATGGTATATATGCAGGCGTACAGTATTTTAGACCAACTAAAATACCTAACGTCTATTATAACTATCCATTAAATGTAATCTTTAATGTAGGCAAAGAGAAAGGTCTATTGTTAGATAGTGGAGCTAACTTATTGTTAGGTGGCTCTAATGGTAGCCCTGTAACCGTAGCTGATATTATAAAAGCGTTTAAACCTTTCTATAATAAGAATAAGTATCAAGTAAATATCTTGCTAGACACTGGTCATACATTTCCAGCAGTCGCACAAGAGTTAGATGCTATTGCTTCTAAGAGAGGTACTTGCCACGCTTATGTTAGTATGGACGTTAATGCTGAAAAGAAAGCTGATTATGTTACAGCTATTACAGAGTACTACAATAGCTTGATGTTAAATAGTGAATACACATCAGTATTTACAGGTTGGGTAAAAGTACTTGACGAAAATAACAACGTAGAGCTATATATAGACCCTGCAAGCTTTGGTGCTGCAAGCCAAGCATTTACAACTAGAAACTATCAAATGTTTTATCCAGCTGCTGGTTGGACTAGAGGTAAAGTACGTGGCTTAGGCGTTATGAGAGAGTTTACGGATGGTGAGCTAGACGTATTGGTAGATAGCAGAATGAACCCTATCAGATATAAAGAAGGCTCTGGTATGGTCATTTGGGGTAACGAAACTACATATAGAAAACCTAGCCCATTACAACAACGCTCAGTGAATTGGCTACTCATTATGATTAAATATGGACTAGAGAGCAGTCTAGAGTTCCAATTGTTTGAGTTACTAAACGAAAGAACAATGGACGCACTAGAAACAGCAATTAGAACATTTATGCGTGATGAGATTAAAGCCAAAGGCGGTGTATACGACTTCCAGGTAGCTGTTAGTAGCATAATTACTGATAGTGATAAAGAGCAAAGACGTATGCCTGTGTTCTTAGGTATTAAGCCAACATCAGATGTTAAGTTTATACCTGTAACGCTTGCAGTATTCTCAGCAAGTCAGAAAATAGATGTAAGTCTATAAGAAAGGATTTAAATTGGCATACTTTGGATATAATAAAGTAAAACAAGGACTTGGTGAAGCTCAGTCTGTCCATAAGTGGCTAATCAGAATACCAAAGCCAGCATCAGTTGCTGGCTCTTTTCCTGAGGAGCTACAAATAAGAGCAACAAGCACAAGCAAACCTAGTGGTGGTGATAGCTTAGACTTTGAAGTCAAGTTGCATAATCACCCAATAAACTTCAATGGTGGTATCAATCTTTCAGGTGAGTGGTCTTGTACATTTGTTGAAGGTACTGATATGAAAGTACAGGCTTATTTCAATAACTGGATTAACAAACGCTTTGAGAGCGGTGGTGGTGATGTTACAGGTAAGTCAGTTAATACATCAGAACTTAAAGCAGATGTTTATGTAGATTTGTTAGCACCAGATGATAGTGTTACAGCTACATACGAAATGGTAGGCGTTTATGTTAAGCCAGATGAAAGCGTTGAGCTAGGACAAGACCCAGGTGCTATGAATATGTCTTATACATTTAAGTATGACAACGTTCATAAAAAGACTGGTAGTTATAGCACAATAGGTTAATAGAAATTATAAGGACAAATGATGAAAGTATTATCAAGTTTTAAAAAGCCAAGTGCTGTAAAAAGAAAAGCTAGTAAAAACCTAAAGTTTATATCAAGTTTCAATTACAGTGATGACCTAGACCAGTTAATCAAAGTTCTTAAAAAAGAATATGAGAATTTGACACCAAAAGGTTATACTGTAACAGAAAAGAGAAGCCCCATCGCTTTTACTAAAGATAATCCTGATAAGAAAGTAGGCTATATATCTTATATAGTTGGCAATGGTGAGTTTACGAAAGAGATTGGTTCATTAATACCTAGAAATCGTATTACATCATTGTTAAATACTTATTTCAGTGATTATACAGTGAAAAGACTTGCCGCCACTACTGATAAAGACGGTGAGTATTGGAACTTTGAACTAGAACTGAAAAGAAAGTAACAGAGATGAAAGTTATCAGTAGCCTAGAGTATAAAGCAATATCAGAAGCTAATAAAAAGCTTATAGCTCAATATAGAAAGACTATAACCGAGCTAGAAGCTAGTAAAAGACAGCCTCATATAACATCACAAGACATACGAGAGATTGATGAGAATATAGCTGAACTAGAAGCTCTGATAGCCAAGCTTGAAAGAGAGTAATATATGAAAGCATTAAACAGCCTAAGAAAGCTATCTACTAAGACTATGAAAACTCTTGGTAAGCACTTTGCTATTAATGCTAGATTATATTATCCTGGAAAAATCAGAGACAAGAGTATAGAAGGGCATAATAATATAGCTTACAGAGACGAGCCATCTTGGCAAGGAAGCTGTTTATGCCCTAGCTACTTTAAATACAGAGATTACCTACAAACATCATTACTTGACCCATTTCAAGAAAATCCTGATATAGTAATGTGGACTGACATACAAGACCCATTTCCATTATATTCAAAAGTCATATTTGACACAGACTACAATGGCATTACAACATTCAAGATTGACAAGATTATAACTGAAAGTGATGATGAAGGTAACTTCATACATAAGCATTATTTGGTGCCTATGTATGAAGTGCAGCAAGCTCATAATATAGACAATATTAAAGCAGAGCTGTTCGATGATAAGCAAATAACAGATTACGATGAAACTAGAGACACTACGAACGAGCATTCAGAGGTTTCAAAGTTTGTTTATAATCCAATAAAATAAGAAGGACAAAACAATGAAGATTATTTCAAGTTTCAAATATAAAGCGGTTGAGGTAACACCAGATAAAATCAAAACAGCTTCAATTGCAATATTTCAAGGGTTAAATCTCAAAGAGATAATTAGTAAGGATGCTAAAGTTATACTTACACCTGTTATAATTGATGATAGAATAAAAGGGTATTATATCCAAGCAAAAGGTAAAGCTTACAAAAGCGATAAAGATATTACAGATGAGGATTTATTAAAAGACTCTGGATTAAAAATAACGATAAATCAAGGCTTGTCTAAAGCAAAATTACCTATGGTACGAACATTAACATACGAGCCTAAAAAAGGCATTTATGCTATCATATAATCAAATAAAAACATTTGAAGCTGGTTCAACCTTTAGGTGGACGGCTTCAATTATCGGCGGACCAGGACCTATTGATAACTCAGCACTAAATCTATTAGGTGGTAAGTTTATACCTTGCACTAAAGTAGATTTTGCAGATATAACAACTAAGTCTAAAGAAATACCAATAACACCTGATTTCAGCTTACAGATACCTTATATATCAATGCCAATACCTAGTGTTGAGATTACAGTAGAGGATAACTATGCTGGAGCTATAAGGCAAGCAATATCAACTTGGAATGCTTCTAATAAATTAGTTAATGGTAGAGCGGTAGATGTAGCTAAGTTCTATAAACTCTTAAAGATTGATATATATGCAGCAGACCATAGTGTGGCTTACTCTAGGACATTATATATTGTCCCCGACGGCGATATAAACATTTCAAAAGATGACCAAATATCATCAGATAACTACCCTATTAAGTTCATAGTTGTCGGACAAGACTAGTATAAATAACTAGACTGAAAGGACTTAAAACTATGCAATATGAAATCATCAATATGCTATCTAAGGTTAGCAATAAACATACACAATACGTAAAGCTTAATCAACTACCAACACAATTTAGAGCATATCCTGAAAATACAAATATATACGTTAGGCGTTTAAATATGCAGGAAAGCTTTGACTTAACACAGGTAGATGAAACAGACCCTGCAGAGTTCTTTGAAGCTTTGGCTAGAGTATATGAGGATGCTATTATATCAGATAATCCAGACTTCACTCTATATGATTTAGAAATCGTGGATTTTCAGTTGGCAATAGCAGTTAGCACAATCTGGAGTAGTAAGAAAGCAGGTTGGAACTTATCTATTAATTGCCCTAATGCTTTTTGTGGTAAGCATATACAGAAAGAAATAACACTAGATGACTTTAACTTTCAAGACAATGTATCAAAGTTACCTATACCTGTAAGACTTGATAATATAGACTTCAATGTTAGAACATTAACCGTTGGTAAGATTATACAAATCAATAGAGATGTAGCAAAGGATAGCTCATTAAAAAGAGGCATATTAGAGTTTGCATATATGCTAGAGCCAATGGATAAAAGTAAGTTTAACTCAGTTATAGATATATACAACCTCTTAAGGTTTATTGATGACGAGGATTATGAAGCACTAAGACAGATAGATAGGGATATTACAGTATTGAACTATCCTATAGTTGTAAAATGCCCACATTGTGGTAAAGAAGTCAAGGTCAATAAACAGCTAAAAGATTTAAAGGCATATCTTTAGAACTTCTTATAAAGATATTCTAGAGATACAAACTTCATGGTTTCGTAGGTTTGGTATGGATATACCAGCTTATTACTCACTCAAAGATGTTATCAACATTTTAGAGATAGACAATAAGCAACGAGAGACAGCAACTAAACGGAGCTAACAATGTACATACGACGAAATAGACCTAAACCTGTAAAGAAACCTATATTTGATGAAGCAGAGGATACATTACAAGACGATGATGACTTGTATGAAAACGAAGCTAAAGACTTAAAACAAGAGATTAAAGAGAAGTTTCGAGACGAGCCTTTATCAGCAAAGCAAAACAATAACTTCATTACAGCAGACTTTAATAACAGATTACTATTGCTTACTGAATACATAAAGCAAGCACCTATAAAAGAAGCTAATCAGAAAAAGATGTTAAAGGAGTTATCAGATGCTAGGCTTGGTGATGATGCTAAGTTAGATAATATATTGAAGCAAGCAGAGAGTATGGCTGCAGAGGGAAATATATTATTGAAAACATTGTCATCTATATTAGAGGAAGCTCAGAATAGCAATATCCTAAATGATACTGATAGAGATGAAATCATAAAGTATCTTGAAAAGTCTGGTGCTAAGTATAGAGATAACTCAGCTAACTTAGAACAAACACTAAAAGATATAAAGAATAACTTATCAAAGTATATCGAAGCGGGTAAGCTAGACTCTAAGAATTATGATATCATAGAAGAGTCATTGAAAACTGGTAATATGTTACAAACTTACAATATGGGTGAGTTAGACAGAGTAGTATTGGCTCAAGAAAATGCTTTAGCACAAGAGGTAAGTGACAATGCTGCTCAAATGCAAAAAATATTAAGAAACACAGATACAGATAAAACATTATCACAAATAACTAAAAAAGATATTCAAAACCTACTTGATAGTAAAGACAAAAGGGTAACTAAAAAAGATAGGCAATTGCTATCTAACATTATGGCAGTAATAGCTGATAAAGATAAATTATTGCCTACAACTATTCAAACACTCACAGAGGAGTTTGAGGCAATAAACAATGATAATATAAATAAAATGTTAGCTAGTGATAATCTGAATAATGCAGAGTTACTAAAAGCAATACAAGAATTGCAAGCAGTAACAGCAGACCAAAATCAAAGATTGGTACTAGATAGAATATCAGATACACTATCAAGCATTGAAACTTTACAGGAAAATAGCCAATTATCAAAAGCAGATGAAATAAGAAACAAAGTAGAGCAAGCACAGTTAAACACTAAGCTAGAGAACATTGGTGAGTACTTAGAGAATATGAGCGACTCTGATAAGAGTGCTAAGAAAATGTTTTCAGGCTCAGCATCATCACTTGAAGAAGCTGGTGAGGAAGCAGGAGACTACTTATGGGATTTAGTTTCAGATAGTAAGCTTGGACGTAGTACAAAAGGCAAGATAGAGGGATTTAAAAGAGCAGGTAGAGGCAAGCTAGGTAAAATAGCTAATGCTGTAAAGAACAGTAAAGTAGTTGCTGGTGGTACATCAGCAATGAGTGCTGCATTAAGTACTGGTGGGTCAGCTCTTAAGAGTGTAGCATCTAAAGCAGGTATTATTGGCTCAGTAGCTTCAGCAGGTATTGGTGCATATAATTATTTAACAGCAGATGATAGTGCAGAAAGAAAAGAAGCAGTAGGTGAGGGCATAGGTGGTACAATAGGCTCTTTAGCAGGAGGTGCTTTAGGTACATTAATACCAATACCTGGTGTTGGCACTGTAGTTGGAGCAGCAGTAGGAGGCTGGTTAGGTAGTAAAATCGGTAGTTGGTTCTCAAGTAAAGTTACAGACCCAGAGGATTATATACCAGATGATATTAAGAAAGACCCTAATGCAGAGTTAGCATACATTGACAATACATTAATACCTAGTATGATAGCTAACCCTAGTAAGTTTAATATTGATGACGATGATAAGCAAGAGGCACTAGAGAGTATTCAGAAGTACAGAGATAAGGTAGCAAAGAAAGCTAATATAGCAGTAGAGCCACAAAAAGCTTATGTCATAGATAACCTGGTTGATAATACATATATGGAGTCTAGCTCTTATGATAATGATACACCAGACTTAGTCAGAGATATTGTAGCAGATAGTAGAAATGGAGTTAAGTCAAGTAATAGTAGAAATTACATAGAGGCAAATAGGTCTATTGAAAATATAAAAGGCTTGACTAATGTAAGCGGTGAAACAGCACCTGTTATTATAAACAATAACTATAATACAAATACTATAGTTGGTAGTCAAGGTGTCTATGACCCTATGACACAAGCTTTGAGATAGGAGCAATAAGTGGGATTATACATAAACGAGGTAATGGAAAAATACCAAGACTTCTTGGTAACAATAAACTTACCACCATTAATAGGTGGTAGCATAAATGGGTTTCTAGACTCTGAAACATTTGATATAACTACAAGTGCTACTTGGGGTACATCAAACTTGACTGGTGGTTGGAAGGACTTTGTAAAAGGGGCTTCTGGTTCATTAGTTGGCAAGATACCAGCACTTGGTAAAATGGTTCAAGACTTTATAAGCAATACAAAGACAGTAAATAATACTATAAACCTATATGAAAGTCCTGGTGATATTACAATATCATTTTCTATAAATATTATAGGTGGCATAAACAATACATCTAAAAGCTATAAAGACTTAGAGTTGATGATAAACAAATTGACACAGCCTGACTTACAAGGTAATGCTGAAGCAATATTACCTTATACATATAAGTTAAGCGACTTAGAAGGATTGGCTACTGGTAATTATTCAACAATGGATAGCCGTATGGGTTCAATATCTATTGGTAATTGGTTTACAGCTAACCTATTAAAGTTTGACTCAATGGCTCGTAGCTATTCAACTACATTAAACACAGAGGGCAAACCGCTCTTTATGAAGTTAGATGTTACTGCAAGTCCTTACAGGGCATTGAGCGCAGAAGAAGTTACAGGATGGTTTAAGATATGAAGCTGGAAGATTACATACCAACTGATAAAAACATATATGACTTAAATAGCTCTTACTTATTCAATAATGTTAAAGAGCTAGATACAGTTAAAACATATAACATAGAGATTGGCGAGACTATGGAGAATATATCATACAAGCTATTTGATACAGATAAGTACTGGTTTGTATTGGCACTGTATAATGATATTATAGACCCATTTAATCCTGAAGCACAGACAAGAACATTGAGAATACCTAGCAGGTTGGCAATGGACTCATTTTTAAGCAAGTCAAAGGTTTTTGTAAATGGCTAATCCAATAAGTATAAATGGTAAGGTATATATCAACCTAGAGATATATGGAGCTAATGGTGAGGCAACTAATTTCCAGCTTACAATAGATAGCTTTGAGAGTGCTACTATTATAACAGAGTGTGATAATATGCTACCTATATGTGAGATAACATTTAAGCTACCTGATTATTCATTGCTAAATACAATAAGTAAGTCTGAAACAACATTTATGCTAACAGCATCTGACGTGCAAGAGAACGTTGAAGCTGATGACGTTAAGTATAGGATTACAAATTACAATATAAGGCAAGGTGGAGACGGTAAGATATATTATACCTTATATGGCATATTGAAGTCCGATAAGTACGATAAAGATATAGCAATAAAGTCATTTAAAGATATGAATACCTTTGAAGTATTCAAGAAGCTAGACCTAGGTGAGATTATGCTTGACGAAGCGGATTTATACGAAAGTAATGACAAGCAAACGTGGATACAACATAACTGCTCTACAAAAGAGTTTATAACTCGTATGTTGAAAAATGCTTATATAGAGGATGGCGATAGCCCTTTAAGTGCTATAACATTGGATAAGAAGCTAAGAGTTTTATCTATAAGAAAAGCCTTTGAAAAAGCTGCAGAGCAAATAAAGCCCACTACTGAAGCTAAAGAACAAAAAGAGAGTGTAGATAAGCAAGAAACACCAGCACCTCTTGTAACATTTTCAAATCACGAAGCAGGAGCTATAAGGTATTCAGGATATACTGTAACTACAAATAGAGGTATAATACAAAAAGCATTTATAGATGATAGACAGCAACCTGTTATTGATATGTACACTCAAACTAAGATAAGAGAAACAAATACAATATTTTCAGCTATACTAAGTGTGTTTGGTTATAAACAAGATACACCAACACAAGAAACAAAGCCTTCAGGTACTTATGGTAATGGTATAGACTATCCAATATTAATTAATGCAGGTAACTGTCACGCTAACTACTATAAGGCATTGATTAATAACATAAAAGCAAAAGCCTTATTACATAGCTTGAATATAGACCTAGTGGTGGATTTGAAATACTTTAAAGAAAAAGAACTTAAAGTGCTGGATATAGTACAATTCAAACCCCTTGATGATAAGCTACAACCTATAGCTGAAATATCAGGACTATATATGGTGACTAAGAAAATGGTTTCATTCTCTAATGGTAAGAATACAACACAGCTTACCTTATCTAAGATACTATTGTAGGTGGCAAAATGTTTGATGTAAAGCAAGTACAGAAATTAATAGAGAAATATACATTGGAAGGCTCTTACTACGAAGGCTATGTAGTACAAGTAGGAGACGGTGATAAATGCTCTAGAGTAAGAGTACACGTACAAGGTGTTACAATTAAAAAGAATAAGGACGGACAAGATGAGGCTCTGGCAACTGATGATTTGCCTTGGTATCCTACGATGCAAGGATTTGGAGAGGGTGGTAATTCAGGTACTAATATTCCTCCTGTTGATAGTAGGGTGCTTGTTATATACCCTACTGATGATATTTACAATGGTATTGTTGTCGGTCAAGTCCCTAGTATTTCACCTGAAGGTGTTACTACTTCAGGTGCTAACTATAAAATAGTGCCAGGTAGTGGTGGCTCAACATCAAGTAATACAATACCATCATCAGTACAAGCAGATAGTAATGGTACAATAGTAGCAACTGGTGAGCCTGTAGGTGCTAACCCTGCTAAAGCTGTTGAGATACCATCACAGAATAAAAGAGTATATGTACAAGAGGACGGTACTAAAGTAGTTAAAGAGGGTGGCACTAGAGCTTGGCGTAATAACAACGAGGGTAACATAAGATATGGTGATTATGCTAAAAGTAAAGGTGCTATTGGTGCAGATAAAGACGGATTTGCTATATTTCCTAATGAGGAGACAGGACACAAGGCAAAAGAGGATTTGATATTCACTAATAAGAACTATAAAGACAAGACATTAGATGAAGCTATACATAGATATGCACCACCTAATGAGAACAATACATCTTGGTATCAGAAAACAGTTAAAGATAGTGTAGGAGGTCAGAACAAGAAAATGTCAGAATATACACCAGAAGAAAGACAGAGTATTATGGCAGCTATGAAAAAAGTAGAGGGGTACAAAGCAGGTAAAACCTATACTACATAAAGGAGATAGTCGTGCATACGTCAATAAAAACATTTGACAAATACATTAAAAGCAATATCCTACATAAACACTCTTATAAAGACCAAAGCAGGCTCCAGCAGATAGTAATGGAGCATACAGTATATTATAGAAAAACACAAGTTATTGATAGTGACAGGTCTGCAGAAATGAAAAACGAGATACTTAATTTCATTGATGTAGAAAATACAATCACTGACACTATCAACTATTACAATTACATTATTGAGTTAGCTCAGTTATCTAAAAAGATGTCAGATAGAGAGTATGCTAAACACGTAGAATTATTAAGACTTTGTGCAGAGGCTTATATGCTTATGACACAAATAAGAGTACGTAATAATGTAATAACACAAAAGCTCAGTTTGATTGAAGTCAATAATACAAGTTACAATGCAGAGAAGCTCATAAAAGATTATGATAGAGCAGAGGATAAGCAAGCATGTATCAAGAACATAAAATATACTAATACAACACCTTATAGCTTTTCAGAGTTACATAGAATAAAGAACAGAACAGGTATGGTAACTAAGACTAATATGTTCTTTGATGAAGTCTTTATCATAGATGATATAATGACTGTTGTAGATGAGCTTAAGTACGACCTAATAGCATTTATAGCGGTTTATCAAGAGTTTCAGATAAAAAGATATGAGTATAGCAATAGAGATTACAATCAAATATTCGATGAAACAGAGAGAGCCTTAGATATAGACAGTATGGTCAAGGGTGTATTGACAAATATTCATATATTAGAAAACCTAATAGGTAGTGGCAACTTTAATCCTGAATATCCAATATTGTTAGCATATATAAGAAGGCTACTAGGTGATATATGCTTTATAAGAGATAGCTCAAAAGTTTATGGCAATGGTGATAAAGCTACAAAGCAGATAACAGATATGAATAATACATTTAATAGAAACATATCAATATTAAACGAGTTTAAAAACAATAGAGAGGATAACTCATTAAAAGCTTGGCTAGAGACAGACCCCTTTAATATGAGAGGCTTCAATGGTGATAATATTCAGAACTTACCTGGTAGTTATAAATACTTAAGTGATTTCTATGGCAATACTACATCAGAGTTTGACCCTAACTTCAGAGATAAAATATTAGGTGGTATAGCTGCTGGAGCTGCATTGTTTGGTACAGGACTTAAGTTACTAGAGGGTGTGGTAGATATGATACTAGGCATACTACAAGGACTATTTGATATAGTATCTAGTGTATTGCAGAACTTGTTAAACTTACTAATGAATGCTTTGACAGCATTGAAGTGTATTATTAAAGCCGCTATATGTGCTGTTATGAGTATAATAAATACAATAGCAGATGTACTGGGTAGGGTAATACCTTTCTTAAAAAACTTAGCAAGTGCTAAAAATCTTACATCAGATATGAGAACATTACCTGGTAGTATAATGAGTATAATATCAAGTTTATCAGGTGGAGCAGCAGATGAGATTATACAGGTAGTGCAAAGCTCTATTGATAATTCAATAAAAGAAGTTGAAGGTGCATTAGGTGGTGATATGGCAAGCATATTCAGTAAAGCATCAGCACAAGCTAAAGCTATATGCTCTGGCAACTTATCTAGCCAGCTTACAGATACAATGATAGAGTGGGCTAAGGGTAAGTATAGAGAAGTCATAGATGAGAGTATTAGTCTATTGAATAATAGTAGTTCAGAGTGTCCTAGTATGTTTGCAAGCTTAAACGGCTTCGGCTTTAGCTTGGGTAGCCTAAGGCTCAAACGTATTCAATTTCCTAACCTTAATGATAGACTTGGAGGCTGCTAAAATGACAGACATATCATCTTGCATAAAGAGCCAATTAAAGAGCTTAATACCATTAGATAAGCTAGGACAGCTACAAGGTTATATTGATAACCTAAATATAGACCAAAGTGCTATAAATGGCATATTAGATAAGTACAAGATAAAGCTTAACGAAGAAATAGCAAAACAAGCAGAAGCTGCTGGCTCTATTGACGCTGCCGAAAAGAAAGAGGTAGAGAAAACTATAAACGAGTTTCACAATACACAAGAAGCAACTAAGTCAATAAAATATACAGAACAAATAGTCGGTGAAACTAAATATACTAAGCCTGTAAATCTACATAATGTTGATTATACAACAAATATAAACTATCCAGATAGATATGGACATATTGATACAATAAAGAACTGGTACGTAGTGGATAAAAAGGAAAAATACATTGAAGCTGTTAATAGCAGTGGAAGCTTGTTTCATATTGATAAAGACGGTAATGTTAGTATTCATATTACTGGAAGCTTGAAGTTTATCGTGGATAAGGATATAACACTAGAGTGCAGAGGTAGTATGGACAAGATTGTAAAAGGCTCAGAGTATAAACACATTAGTGGTAATAAATCATTATTGGTGGATGGACCTATTGACAATACAACAATGTCTAGCCTAACTGACAAGGTTTCAGCATCTAGGGATTTTAACACTGGAGCTGGTTTTAATAATACAGTAGGTGCAGCTTTTGTAACAAAAGCAGGTAGTATTGTTACAACATCAAGTGGAGGTGCTTCTAGTACTAGTGGTGGAGGTTTCTCTTTTACAGGTGATATAAGCCAAAGTGGTAACTTAAATGTAGCTGGTAACATATCAGCTAGTGGCACAATTATGGATGCAGGTGGCAATAGTAATCACCATAGCCATTAAGGACAATAGATGAAAGACCTAATAGATATATCAAACAATACAAATGAAATGCCAGCAAACGCTAAGGCAGTCCTACAAGCTATTGATAATATGCTAAGTATTAGGATAGGCAGTTTTATATTCAATAGAGAGATTGGCTCAGAATTAGAGGAAGTATTATTTGAGCCTTTTAGTTTTGCTACTAAGCATAAGCTTGACTTTATTATACGTAATAGTATGATGAGCCAGATACCTTTAGCTAAAATCAAAAGCTTAGATATAGAGCAGAACGATGAAAAGAGAACTTATGAAGTAAATCTAGTTATCGATATTCAAGGTATTGGCTATACTGAAATAAGTAAGACTCTTAAGAGCAAAGGGTAAAGCGTGAAGAACATTAATAATTTAAAATACATATCTCAAAAAGAAATCAAAGAAGTAATACATAGCTATATTGAAAAGGAGCTAAATAGTAGTGAGCTAATTTCTACATTGTCTCCAGCTACAATAAATATTATAGAAAACCTAGCCGCAGGTGCATCATCTTTTATGATATACCATTCTATGATGATGAAAAACGAAAGATTTTTATCGACAGCAGTCCTTGAAAGCTCAATATTTTCACTAGCTAAGGATTACTCATATAATATGAGTAGAGCAGTAAGTCCTAAGCTCACATTGATTTACAATGACATAGATACTATTATATTAAAAGAGGGACAAACATTAGGCACATACGGTGATAGCAATTTAGTATATACTGGTGATAATGTTACAATCGAGAAAGGTGATAGAATACAAGTAAGCTTAGGCAAGTATTATACGATTACAGAGAATATCAAGCTTGTAGATAATGCCCTAAGCTATATATTACGACCTAATGAATTGTTATCAATAGACAATGATCAGATAAAGATATACATTAATAAAAAGAAAATCGAGATTTCTAAAATGGTTGAGGACTTTGCAGTATGGAACTCAATAGTCGATTTCAGTATATCAAATATAGCAACTAAGTTGATGATATGTGATAATCAGTTCAAGTACGGTAAGTTCTTAATAGAGAACGATTTAATTGAGCTTAAGTACTTAGAAACTAATGGATATGAAGGTAACATAGACGTTAAAAAGATTGAAGCTGATAAACGTTTCTTAGTTGATACAGTAGATACATTAGGTGTAGCTCCAGAACCTATAAGCAAGATTAGAGAGCTGGCACCTTTATTTTATACAACACAAAGACGTATGGTTAATGAGAAAGACCACATTTATATAGCATCTAGTAACCCTCACTTCAAGTCAGTTGGCTATAAGAAAGACGGTGGTAAGCCATTAAAAGTTATGATTGAAGTAGCTGATACAACAAAAGCATTCTACTCTATATTGATTGACCAAAGACCTTACACTTATGTTAAGAAGCCAACAGACACAGGTGCAGATATTATTAAAGGTCTTATGAAACTAATTAAAGTCAATTCACAAGTTGAAACACTTATGAACAAAGACGCATTTATATTGGCAAGAGACAGCAGAAATGATACAGAGATTACATTATCAGATGGTATAACAAAACACGTGGTACAAGAAAATGTTAAGCCTAGTTGCTGCACAGTTTATCTATACTATGTTAAGCATAATGTAACTGATGACCCTATAGAACTTACAGATGAGGAAGAAAACAGTGTCGCTGATTTCTTAGAGAAATACAAGTTTGAGGGAGTGCGTATATTATTGTTACCTGCATCTAAGATTGCTAAAGAGATTAAAGTCAAGATAAAAGTTAAAGACGTTAAATATACAGATGAGGTTACAAGAGCTGTAAAAGAGATACTAAGCGAGTATGAGTTAAAAGTACATACAGAGTTTCTATATGGTGAGATGTTGGCAAGGGTAGCTAAGATAGAAGTAATGGACTTAGAAACTAAAGATATGGTAAGACCTGTCGAGTATATCTTGCCTAATCAAGAAGTCTTTGATATAGTACAGACACCTGACAACTATATCAAGTTTATAAATGTAGATATAAACTACATTAAGGATTAAAATGCCTTTAGATAATGAGGAAATATTTAAACCGGCTGTAACTGAAAAGGTATCTAATAAACCTAGAAAAACTTTATTGGAGTACTTACCAGAAGCATTCAAAGCTACAAAGGATAGCTTGAAAGGCAAGACCTTTGATAACTTACATCCTAATAGTGTAGCATTAGCCGCTAAAGTACTTGATGAAGTACTAGAAACAATAGCTAATGATTGGGAAACAACCCTTGATGATATATTACAAGAGTTTAGGCTAAATGAGTCATTAGCAGGTGCAGAGAAGCTTTACTCTATTAGGCAAAGCGAACTAATAAAAGGTTTCTTTCTATTCAAAGGAACTATGGTAGATGTTGAATATATTTTACGTATGTCTGGATATAAGCTTCAAATTATAGATTATCAAAAACTAACTAGAACAGATTTATCAAAGTTTGGTAATACATTTTCATACAATAAGCAAGAGGACAGATATTATTATATTGGTGCTGGTAGCAAACCTAAGCCCATAAATAATTGCGAGCTATATGCTATAATATATGCTGACCTAACAGACCCTAAGTTTCCTGGATATAGTCCATCAACGCTTGAAGCTATCAAAAAGATTATTGCTAGTCGTCTATTGGTGTGCATATATCTAAATAGAATGGGTATCAACTTTTATATTCAAGATATATACAATTATCCTATAAAAGAAATACCAAAGTCAAAAAGGCTTATGAAGCCTGTAGATGATTATCAGACTTCTGAGTTTTGGGATATGGAACTAAGGTGGGATAACGGTAATATCTGGGATAACATAAAAGTTATAGATGATGACTTTAGAGCTAATAGAAAACTTGAACCTGTTTATGAGTCTGTATTCATATTTAGAAAATGGGATGACAATGTCAAGTGGGATATAGGACTAGGTTGGGATAGTAGTTTTGATATATCAGATAAGAAATATGGTTTCAAGAGAGAGCTTAAAGATGTTGTGGATAGCTTTAACACTACAGCATATTTAGGTGGTACTGTATCATTTATAAGATACAGTAGAGATAAAAAAATTACAGAACAAGGGATGCTCAATGACTAATCAAATTGATGATTTCAAAGACCAAGACCATTTAGAAGGTTATTTAGTAGTTACCAGAACTAATAAAGACGGCTCAATAGAACAAGAAAAGATTAAGAACTTAGTCGTATCAAAAGCTCGTGAGATAGTTAGAAACTTAGTATTTGGTGAAACAAAGACTATTACAGGATTGGCTTTAGGGGATGCTAATATACCAGCTAGCCAAGCACTATCAAAAGCAAATATACCTAACCCTACATTGATAGATGTCAATTTAGTACATAAGACTTATGAAGCAGGTATAGTTGAGAAAAAGAAAGTTACTTATGAGGATAGACACGCTATCAAGTATTCTTTTTATATTGACTACGAGGAAGGCAATGGTAGCGGCGAGGACAACTTCTTTACTGAAGCTGGTTTAACATTAGCAGACGGCACACTATTCACTAGATTAACATTTAAAGCTCTTGTCAAAGATAGCACTTCAGCTCTAAGCTTGGAGTACTATTTACTATTCTAAGGACTAGAGATGATTTTATTCTCACCTAAGAAAGAAATTAGAGTACAAGCATTAGAGAACATAAAGCTTGTAACTCTATCATATTGTGAAGCAGGTAAAGTAGTATCATTGTTAAATGAAGTGCCAGGTGATTTAGTACTAAAACCTACATTGATATATTCACTTACAGTAGCTAGTGATAATATGATAGAACTACTTGACCAATATGCAAATCCTGACTATTATACAGATATGAATAACATTCAAGATGAAGGAATACATATTGTCAGATTAAAAGAGGCTTCAGCTATATCAGATAAGATGTATAGCCAGTTTAGGCTTAAGAACATTAAAGGGTATTATGGTGGCGAGAAATGGTGCAGAGATAGCTTGCCTTGGAATAATACATTAAAAGAAGTAAGAAAAGACGGTGTTTATATATTTCAAGTCGATGCTATATATGGCAAGACAATAGAAGCAGGTGTTAAATTAAATGGTATTGAGCTACTTGATGAGAATAGTATAGAGGGTGTCATTATAAGCAAAGGTGAAAGCACTAATGGCATAACATTTTTACCAGATAATGATAAGCTCAAAATGAGAGTATCTCCATTATCAGTTGAGGTTAATCCTTTCTATACTATTAATAAGCACATAATAGTTGGCAATGAGTACATCTTAATATCAATACATAAAGATTACTTAGGTAAGATATTTCATATTATAGATGAGGATAACAATAAAATATATACAGGTGTGTTTGATACAGAATATGAAACAGAGTTACAAGAAAACACGCTTGCAACTGATTTTAAAATAACATTCAAACCTGTAAATACAAATGAGTTATATACAGATGAGCATACTATGTTTTGCTATTGTGCTGATAAGTTGGTACATATACATTATACAAGAAACTATATAGGTGCTAAGTTTTATATAACTTACAAAGGTAAGACATATCAAGGTGTGTTTGATGAAAACTCATCATTGATTGACACAGCAGTAATTTTAAGAGAATATAGGAGCTAAGCAACTATAAGATGATACTAACCTACAAAGTCAGATTAGAACCTAATAACAAACAGCACGCTCGAATGCTACAATTTGCAGGTGCTGTTTGTTATGCTTATAATTGGGCTTTAGCCCAAGAGAAAGAGGCTTATACGTTGGGTAACGGTTTCATAAATGACAATGAACTTAGAAAACTCTTTACTAAGCACAAGGCAGAAGCTGATAACGCTTGGCTATACACCATCTCTAATGCTGTCACTGCACAAGCAATAAAGGATGCTTGCTTGGCTTACAAACGTTTCTTTAAAAAGCAATCTAATCCACCAAAGTTTAAAACTAAGAAAAGAAGCAGACCTGCTTTCTATCAGGATGGCTTTGAAATTAAAGCCTCAGAAACTCATATAAAGATTGGAAAAATATCAAACAGCTTAAGACCAAATAAAAAGAAACTTAACTGGATAAAACTATCAGAGAAAAGCAGAATACCTATTGTAGCAACATACTTAAACCCTCGAATAACATTCAATGGTCTTCATTGGTATGTATCGGTTGGTGTAGAAGCACCAGATACTAAAGTACATACACCTACCAATCCAGGCGTCGGTATAGACTTAGGTATCAAGGACTTAGCAGTTTGCTCTGATAAAGTTACATACAGTAACATCAACAAAACAGACAAAGTAAGAAAGCTAGAAAAACAGAAACGTAGAAAACAAAGACAAATCTCAAGAAAATATTTAATGAATAAACAAGGAAACAAATATGTTAAAACTAAAAACATAGAGAAAGCAGAGCTAGCCCTTATAAGGCTAACTCATAAATTATTTGATATACGTAAGAACTATATTCATCAAGTCACTAACGAGATTGTGAAGCGAGAGCCAAGCTTTATTGTCTTAGAAGACTTGGACGTTAAAGGTATGCTTAAGAATAAACATCTATCTAAGTCAGTTCAAGAGCAAAACTTCTATAAGTTTCGAGAATTGCTTACATACAAAGCAGAACAAAACAATATAGAGATTGTATATGCAGACAGATTTTATCCATCCAGCAAGACTTGTAGTCATTGTGGCTCAATAAAATCAGACTTACATTTAAAAGACAGAGTTTTTAAATGCAGCAGTTGTGGATTAAAAATAGACAGAGACTATAACGCAAGTTTAAATCTCTATCGTTTAGGATGTAGTACCGTCAGTTCGATGGGAATTAAAGTCTGTGGAGTGTTGAACAAAACTGAAGTAGCTTTGGCAAAACAGGACACGAAGAAGCAGAAATTAAACAGAAGCTTAAAAGCTTCATAAGATTTAAAGAACGGAGCTAGGAATGGCAGAAATTAATTTACCATATAATAGTACAGGTAGGGTAGCATACAGGTCTAACTTGGATAGCTCTATTGTAAATGAAATCTTCAGAAAGTCTGATGAAAACGACAGATACATAATGAAGCTTATCAATGCAATTATGGGTAAGAATGCACAATGGAGTGCAGTGATTACTTATAATAAATATGATATAGTAGGCACAGGCAAAGATATCTATATGTCTAAAAGAGATAGCAACCTCAACAAGGTGGTTACAAATGCAGATTGGTGGGAAAAGATAGACGTAGGTAGCTTGGATGTATCTGACCAATTAACAAAATACGCATTAAAAGAGGAGTTACCAGAGTGGGTAGTATCAGAAACAGAGCCTACAAGTAAAGACAAGATATGGATTAAACCTACAGCCAGTAATGAGCTAACAGAGCTAGTTGAAACATTAAAAAGATTATTGGCACCTGAACTACAAACTTTACCTATTGGCTCTTATATTAATTATCCAACACAAAGGGTTATACCAGCAGGATTTCTAATAGCTGACGGCAGAAGCCTTAAGAAGTCTGAATATCCAGAACTATTTAATGTATTGGGTTACGTATATGGTGGCTCAGGTGAAAACTTTAACTTACCTAATTTCTCTGACGGCAAGTTTATGAGGTCAATAGGTGGTAACGCTGCAGGATTAGGTGTGGTGCAGCAAGATGCATTTCAAGGGCACTTTCACAAATGGAAAGATAGCACAACAGTAGCTGGATGGACTTATAATATTGTAGGCAATACCTCAAATATCTTTGGTAATAGAGATAATAAATCTGCTGTTGCAGAGCCAAAATCAGACGGCGTAAACGGCGAGCCAAGAACCGCAAACGAAACTCGCCCACTAAATATGTCAGTGGTCGTTTTGATAAAAGCTAAAGACGTAAATACTCCAACAGCTGGGCAAATAGACAAAACAATACTTGCCACTGAAGCTAAGGCAGGGGTAGTTAAGTTGAAGAACTCTATAACAGCACAGCAGGAAGATGCAGCTGTTACAGAGAAAGCTGTTAGAGAGTTTGCAGGGACAACAGTAGCGGACAACTATGTAAAGCTACCAGGCGGATTTATTATGCAGTGGGGCAAAAGAGAAACACCAAACAATCAAGGTAAAACAATATTTCCTATTGCATTTCCTAATAAGTGTCTTCATATAATGATTAATCAATACGGTTCTGCTGCAGCACAACCATCAAACGAACAATATGTAACAGATAAAGACAATGCAGGTTTTACTAGAGGTATGAATACTTGGTCTTTTTACTGGGTAGCTTTTGGATATTAAGGAGTTAAAGATGAAATACGTTAATTATAATGCAGACACAAATGAAATACTAGGCTACTATGATGATAGCATTCATAATTTTATACCTGAACCTAATATTTCAATAACAGATGAAGCTTGGCAAGAAGCATTACAAATAGGTGCTAATTATGTAGAAAATAATCAGTTAGTTATAAAAGAAGCTGAAACAGACACCAAAGCCCAAGAGCTATCAGAGCTTGAAGCAGAAATCAAAGAAATTGAAACACATATAAGACACGCAATGCTGATAGATAATACCCAAGTATTACCAGACTTACGTGAAGAATATAAAGAACTATTAAAAAGAAAAGAGGAGCTTACAAATGAAAACTAAAAGATGTCCAATCTGTGCAAGCAAACTTAATGCAGAAGGTAACTGTACGTGGGCAGAGTGTCCTAAATACAAAGCACCAGCACCTGAAGTTAAAAAAGACGAGAAAAAGAAAGCAACTAAAAAAGAAGGTGAGTGATAACAATGATAAACAATGCTTACTATTATGATAAGGTTAGCCAACAATGGAAAAAGATAGGCTCAGAGTTTATTATTGACTCTTACCCAGTTGGCTCTTTTCTATTGTGGTCAGGCACACATAGATACCCATCAGGATTTATGGAGTGTAAAGGACAATTACTGAATAAAGCAGACTATCCAGAGTTATTCAGTGTCATTGAATACACTTATGGAGGTAGCGGTAACCGCTTTAACCTACCTAAGTTTGATGACGGACGTTTCTTTAGAAGTACTGGCGGCAATGCTGCCGCTTTAGGACAAGTTCAACAAGACGAACTAAAATCACATAGTCACGATATAAGTGTAAATACTGATGCTATGGGTAATGCCCCTACTACACTAGCAAAAGGCAAAACGGAAATACCTGGTAATATATCTGGATATATAAGAAATGCTGGAGGTATTGAAACTCGTCCATATAACAGCTCAGTAATAGTCCTTATTAAAGTAAAAACTATTGTAGAGCGTATCCCAGTTGATAATGACCCTTATGCAACTGAAATTAAAGCAGGTATCTTTAAAATCACTAATGAGATAACTGGCAGTAGAAATGATGTGGTGGTAACTGAAAAAGCAGTTGCTAACAATACATTATCATTTGAGCCTTACAATAAGGTTGAAGTCGATGTGTTTGAGTTACGTGGTGCAAATGTTGCATTACAAGGCACAGTATATCTATCAGATAAATCATCAGTGCCAGGTAGATATTTAAATACTACTAAGGTTATAGAAGCTAAGCTCACTAAAGCTCAACAAAAAGCCAATGGTACTTACTTCATAAAGGTTAAGCAAGATAATTCACTAGAGCTAGTTAATATACGTCCAGAGTTTCATCAGAAATCAACAACAGCTGAATACTACCTTGACGGGGTATGGTATGATAAAACTGGTGCAAGATTACAGCCACAAACATACTTACCTTACTCTGTAACTATTACATCAAATAACATCACAGCAGTTAATTTTGAAAATATATATCCAAGTAGTAAAGAGCTGGGTGTAGGACAAACTTGGCAAAACGTAACTGCACAAAGACAAAAAGATATAGTATATACAAACACAACAAATAGACCAATAATAATAAGTGTAACAGGTGTCATAAATATATCATCAGAAGATATACAACTTTCAATAAACAATGTTGTGATGCAAAGATCAAATATCGGTAGTAGGAGCGGTTATGTCTGTGCAGTTGTGCCAGTAGGAGCAACCTACAAAATTACTACATCATCAAATAGTCAAATAAACCCATCTACCCTTGTGTGGATGGAGCTACGCTAAGGAGCAAAAATGAAATACTACAAAGACAGTAATGGTGAAATATATGCTTATATGGACAATGAGCAGCCACTACAAAGTGGTTTAATACTAATAGAGGAGCAAGAAGTTACTGAAATCTTAACTCCTAAGATTGATGAAAAAGAACAAGAGCTAATTGAGTTAAACTCTGAAATCAATGAGTTAGAGGAGCTTATAAAGAAAGCCCTTATTATTGGTAACAATGGTGTAATAGAAAGCTTACAGAAAGAGTATAGAAGTCTATTAAAGAATAAAGAAGTGCTAAGCGGTAATGAAGCAGAGGATGACCTAGTTGAAGTCAGACCAGGAAAACCTTTGTTAGATGAAGTACCACCTACACCAACTATACCTGATGATGAAAGCTATACAGAGCCTATTACAGTAGCACCAACAGACCATCTATAAGAAAGGAGTAGAAAATGGGATATATTCTAGTTTGCATATTATCATTAATCATTGGTATTCTATTGTGTCCAATAGTTATATTCTTGAGAGCACGAAAGTGCGACCAGTGGGATAGCTCGAATATGACTAATATTTTACGAGTGTTTAGCCACTTAGCGACACATCCTGACGATTTTGGTAGGATGTATTACCAAAATGGTAAGAAACCTTTTTGGTACATCTCAGGTGATGAGTTCACCGACATCGTAAAAACAAGACCAGACTATGATAAAGAGTAACGGTTTTCTACATAATATATTATGGTAGCTGTTATTGGCTACCATAATTCAAAATACAGGATTTTAACAATGCTAACACGTAAAGAAGCAATAGAGCTTATAAAAACTGAAGCTGGTGAAGCATATAAACTCTATAAGAAAAGGACATTCTTAGCTTATGTGCTAAATATATCATCTATTATTGTAGTACCAATAGCTTGTGCTTTTACTAAAAAGGACTCCCAGAGATTACCTAAATGGGCTAGT